CAATAGGATCACGTATAATCTCAAATACTGGAGTTGCTTCAAAATTAACACCTGTTGGTTGATCATCAGGAGGTCTAACACCAGGATCTCTTTCAATTCTTATATCAGGCCATTTAGTAAAACCAAGACCAGGATCATCAACAATTACATCAGCAATTCTACCAAAATTATCACATACAAGTCTTGCACTTGCACCATTACTAGGTTCAATCACTAATCTATCTTTACTACAATCATAATTTATTCCACAATCCTTAATGTTTATAGCAGATAAACCAAGACCTACAGGATATCCATCTCCTGATGGTTTGGGGAATCCATTTCCAGGATCATCTACTATAACTTTAGTAACAGTACCCTTTCCAGATACTTTCTTAGGACAAGGTGGTGGAATAAGAATAGCAGAAATACCAATTGGATTATCAGTCCATGATTTGCTACTTCCACTACCAATACTTACTTTTCTAGTAATTTTAAAAGAAAAATGTACTGGATTTGTATAAAAAGTACTACCTTGATTTCCTGGAATATTAGTATAAGTAGCACTTACAGTTCTCTTTCCTTTAATAGTATTAAAGGTTATAGTTTTTACATTTGTTTTTCCATATTTCAAATATTCTGCTTCATTAAAAGCTCCACTTCCTGGTACATTTTCTAAGATCTTAGCATTTGCTACTTCAACACCATCTATTTTTACACTTAAAGTATCATCAACTGTACATTGAATCTGATATTGCCCATCCTCAGGAAACTCAACACTACTCCATGTTGAAGTCCATGTTTTATCCATATGATTATCACGATAGTGTTGATCATCAATTGCAGCATCACCAGTAAAATCCCATTTTGGAGTTAATGCAGCACCCAAATCTCCACTAGTATAAGTTGACAATTCTGGTCCATTATAAGTCACACCATCCTTAGCAGTTCCACCAGCAGTAGAACCAGAAGTCTTTATATTCTTAGGAGGGACTCTGAATTTACAAGTTCTACCTTGTAGATCATAAAACTCACCCTCAGTAGCAGAACATATAATATCTGCCCAATCATTATCAGTCCAATCTTCCATCTGTATAACATTCTTACCTTTGTTTCTCAACTGAATATTAGAATTATTACTACCACCAGTACTAGAAGCACCAACCTGAACAGTATGAGTCTCAGTACCACTTCTACCATTTCTTGTCCAAGTTGTAGTTCCTATCTTAATTCTTTCTATAGCAACTCCAGCAGTTCTGGGATTGTCATTCCAAGATAGAGTAAATTTAACACTTCCACTTCCAACTAAACTCTTACCATCAGTAGAGAATTTAACATCTCCACTATCAATAGTAAATGAAGCATTACAATCATTCCCATCACCATCTTTTAAGCATAGTCTCTTTCCATTATTAGTAACCTCAATAGGATTATTTGCAGAATGTAATCCACTAAATTGGATACCTGATGCACCTGTTACAGTTTTTTTATTACTACTAGTTAATCTTACATCATATACTTTACCAACTTCAATATTATGAGTATGAGTATTTTTTATTTGAGGTCCATCATATTCTTTAGAGTCACTAAACAAAGGAGCACTTAATAAACTACCATCAAATAAAGTAATTGAATTAGCATAAAGAGATGCAGAACTTGTCTTAAATGTAACATCTACATTTTTAGGACCAGTAATAGTCTGTTTTTTTGTAACCGCCCAATCAGCAGTACTAAAAATCTTTTTATCTATAGTTTCATAAACTCTAGTATCATAATTCTCCACTTCAACCTTTATCTCAGTTTCCCCCTGAGCTAAGAAGAATTTCTTTTCTCCTCTTATCTTATCAATTCTTCTAGAAAGATCTATCTGTTTCTCACCATTAATATAAATTCTACAGATATCATCTACTTCTGCTCTAAGTTTGTACCAACCACTATAAGGTATCTCTTGTTGCCAAGTATTCGTAAATACTGTTCCACCAGCATCACTACTTACATCAGATCTTGGTGCAACTGGAGACATAGCATAACGATTAAGAAACTGACTCCAACCCTCAATTCTTACAGGATACCACTTCTTATCAGCATTTGGATGCCTAGTACTCCACATAGGATTTCTAGGACATCTACCAGGTGCTTCTGGAATTTGTTCTTGTGGGATAGGAGGATCTGGTGCATCAATAGTTAATGCAATCCCCATAGGATTTTCATTCCAAGATTTAGCAGATATAACTTGTTTTGCCGTAAAAGCAGTCTCAATATTAACTGCAAGAACCATGGGGTTAATACCCTTAACATCACCACCTATAACTACAGTATGAGATACATTACCACTACTACCACTTCTTTTAAAAGTAGTAGATCCAATCCTAATACTATCAATAGCACGACCAGCAGTTCTTCTATCATTCCATGATAATACTATAGTAGCTTCACCAGAACCTTCTAATTTTTGACCATCAGCAGAAAAAAGAGCATCTCCAGAAGTTACTTGTAAAGTTGCATTGGCATCATTACCATGCCCATCTTTCAATTCAATTTTCTTACCAGCATCACGAACTCTAATTGTTGTATTTGCTGGATGCAATCCATTGTAAGTAATCTTAGAAAATCCTGCTGGAACACCACTTTTAAATCCAAATCTACCACCAGGTATTTGTTCTAATTCTGCAGTAATCGTATAAGTACCTTTTAGGAAATTCTTTATATAATTAGATTTTCCAGTGCTTGTATTACTAGCACCAGCAAATCCAATTTTTTTAATTGTCTCTTTTGTTCCTCTTGTAATGTCTTCAATATGAAGAGTAACATTATCATCTACTCCTACGGTTATATCATAATTACCATCAATAGGAAATTTAATATTATTCCACGTAATAGTATGTGTTCCTGCATAAGGATTATCATCTAAGGTAACAGTAGTATCAAAAGGACAAATTCCATATTCATTTATAAATCCACCTTTATTATAAATATTCGTTCTCCAAAGAGGTCTATTTGCCTTATCAATATAATCAATAGTATTAAAGACTTTATGAATCTCCATCTCTTGAGATTCTGTAGACTTTACTACTGGTTTAGGAGGAGGATCTATAGTAACTAAATGTGTTTCAGTACCACTACGACCTGATTGAGTCCATGTTTGCCCTGCTACAGTAATCTTTTCAACAGCAACTCCAGCAGTTCCTGGATTATCACTCCAATTCATTTCAATAGTGGCAGAACCAGGCCCTATAAGACTCTTACCATCATCAGAGAATTTTAAATCTCCCGACTTAATACGCAAAGAACAATTGGTATCATTACCATGACCATCTTTTAATTCAATTCCTTTCTTATCTGAGGTTACTTTAATAGGTTTATTTGCTCCATGTAATCCAACATATACTACAGTTTTAGTCGTTGATTCATCTATAGCAACAGGTTCCTGTTCTATCACAGTTTCCATGATAGGAAGATTTAATAAATCAATTCTGATTTGATGAACACCTGCTTTTATAGTTTTTTTAAGTACTTCTGGAGCAGATAATGTATGCCCTGCTGCTCCACCAAATCCTATTTTAAAATTAGAAAGTGGTAAATTATCAAAATAAAGTTCTGCTTTATTATCACACTGTGCTCTAAAAACATACTCTCCATCATAAGGAAACTCTTCTTCCCATACCATAGTATATGGTACACCTGCAAAATCACTACCAGGTACATTTGATGCAGGTTTAGGTGATACTGCATTCTTATTCATAAAATCACCCCATGCACGAGGGGCATCAACCTTATACACTCTTCTCTTAGTTCCCATCTCACCAGTAACGGATAATGGAGATTCTTTTCTAGTAGTCCAAAAAGGATTAGTTCCTTTCTGAAGAATATCTTGATATTTTTGAATTTCTCTACGGAGAGGATCTTGATCAAAATTTGCATATAACTTAGGTTCCCATACTCCCAAGTCCTCACCATTTACTCCATATCTTCTACCATATACATCACCAGCAGCAGTAATATCACTAATCTCATCACATATCTCATATTCTTCAAAATCTTCTTCTAAATCATAAACTTCCTCAGTTTCAGCTATATCACCCAATTCTGCTCTAAAATTACCACCTGCACCAATTCCACAATTATCTTTTACTTCAACATGTGGTGGAGATTGAAAACCAAATCCACCAGCAACCAAATCAATTGCCATTACTGAACCATCTTGCCCAATAATAGGATTTCCTTTAATACCAATTCCATCTCCACCAGAAAACAAAGCTTGAGGAGGACCACATTCCTTGGTCATCTCTACCCCCTCACACTGTATCGCTGGTGCAAGATCATCAGGAGTTAATTTATTAACTCCATTAATATTCATATATTTTGTAAATTCCCTAGTACTAAAAATAAATTGAGTACCTGGATTTAATTGTGCATAACTATTTGCCTCACAGATAGTAACATTATCAACAAGTCCTCTCTCAGTAGAGATATAAGCAACTCTAATTTGATCTTTAGTAGCGGGGCCGAAGAGATTAAATTCTGACATTATGCTATATCCGACATAGTTTCTGCTAAATCATTTGCACCAGTCATATCGACATTTTTTTGTCCTTTGGTTGGTTCCATAAAATTAGTCTCTGGTGGAACTGTATGAGTTGCAGTTTGAGTTGCTCTATTCTCCACTGCCTTACTACTTGGCAAGTTCTGTTGTGGAGCTCCTGCACCTCCTGTACATAATGTATAATAATCAGACATCGATGCAGAAGGTTTTAATTCACAACCAAAAACATTTAATTTAATATTAGCAAAACCTAAAGCAGAAGTCATGCTACCACTAATACCACCCATCTTAGTCATAATATCACCTATTCCACCACTAATACCTGCTAATTGACTTTGAAGATTATCTAGAAAACTATTAATATTATCAATCAAACTACTATTTGCCTCATTAATAGCATCTTTATGTATTGAAAGAACCTCTCCCATCATTTCTTCTGCTACACAAGGAGGAACTGATGTATATGTGTTACCATCTTCTGCATTTGGATTTAATGCATCTTCTTCAGCTTGTTTTTTTAACTTATCAGGATCAAATAAACTATTTAATAATCCTTCAATACTACCACAAAGACTATTAGTAATCTTACCATACATACACAGAGTCAATTCACCAACAGTTTCTTTCAGGTCAGACACTTGATATCTCATACTAGATGGAACTGATGCTACTACCTCTGTCATATTAGCATTCAATATTTCCATCACATAATTCATAATTTTATCAAAAACTACCTTCATATATTTTGCTATTTGACATGCTGCTTTACCAATCAGATCCTTCATATCTTGTACAGGATTGCCAATTTGACTTACTGCACCTGAATATCTTCTAATAGCATCCTGAACATCTTCAAGTTCTTTACTAAGATTCTCAGTAACAGTCTGAACTGCCTTTAATGATGATTGAACTATGTCATCTGGTTTCATAGTAACAATCTTTTCACACATCTTCTTATTTCTTTTTATATCAGCAGCACTCATCATATGAACAGCATCAGGAGTCTCCTTTGTAGCATTCTTTAAAGGAGGTCTTGTTGCTAATTTTTCATTTTTTCTAAGATTATCAATCCCTGTGGTAACACCATCTTTAACAAAAGCATCTAATTTATCACCTACTAATCCCAATACATTAGCATCTGCTGTAGCACTTGCAATCATAGCAAGTTGTTTAGGAGTAGGAGTACCTGACAGTCCAAACTTATTAAGTATTGCTCCTGGTGCTGGTTTTGCAGTATCTGCAGATTCTTCATCAACTACTAAACCATCTTCAGGAACTTTTGGTTTTGTTTGTCCTGGATATGGTTCTTCAGTTTCTGCATAACCACTCATCGACTCGAAGGCTTTTCCACCCTTCATACCAGTCTGAGTTTGCATTTCAGTCTGGGCATTCTGACCCATGACTCCAGTAATCACAGGAACATTCTGATCTGCTCCATCCAAGAAATATCCAGTAACAAACATCCCTTGTCGGATATTTACTGTTTGGAATGCATTAGCACCACCTGATCCTGCAGTAGTAGGATACTCAATAGTTGCCCAAGGAAGTTGATCATCAGGAATTGTTTCTTGTTCCTGATCATGAACTCCCATGATCCTTACTTTAACTCTTCTACCCCATCCAGGAACGGTCTTAGCACTCTTAAATTTTCCAGCAAGAATATTATCTCTCCAAGTAGAATCATCGGCAACCTGACCTATAAAAGGCCATTGTCGTCCGTCAGCTCCATAAAATCCTTGGTTTGTTAATACTCCTTCTGACATATCTTAATCGTCGTAAACTCTACATTCTTCCGCATCTGGATGATTATCACAATAGATTTCTAAATGTTGGTCTTGATGTCTAGTGTGCCAATCATTAATACTAGCATCATTTTTATCCACTTCATCATCCTTATGATACTCATCATAATATGCATGAGATGATTCTAAGTCTTCCTTAGTATACTCCATCTTCCCATGGTTGATATGTTCCTTGCCATCTTTAGGATCAAGGTAGACTTCGTGGTCTAAATCGTGTTTGATTTCTGACATAGAATTAGTCCGTTATTTTAGTATTTATCATGATTATAAGAAATTACCTCCAGATGACTTTGGAACCTTAGTACCATGAAAGTCTGTTGTTCCACCACCACCTTTAGGAGGAGTTCTTCCTACAGAATCTCTGATTAATACTAATTTAGTATAGGTATGATCAGGAGTCAAGTAGTGGCATAATGTAGCAATAATATATTTACCACCATTCTCTTTGTCAACTGCATCTCCACATGATTTATTTTCAGTTTCTTGGTGCTCAACCGTATCTACATGTATTGTATCACCAGCATGTAAAGAAAAATCTCCTGGTATAGTGATAGTAACCTTCTGATAAAACATCTGGTTATATCTCATAATAGATTGATTTAATATAGATGCTGAATCAAAATTAAGTTCTTTAGATTTCTCTCCCAATTGCTCTTGACTCTCACCCGTTCCAGTTCCCGTGGGCATAACTCCAGGTACATCAACTATGAAAGTTGAACGAGAAAAATTCTTATTCTTTTCCTGATTATTAAATTCCTGATTCAAAGCTGGAAATTCTTTTCCACCTAAAGTTAATGAATCAACCATATCCTCTGCACTAAAAGATGAAACTTTATATGCCAGTGTTTGAGGGTTAAATTGAGTTATCTTAGTATTTTGAAAACCTGCTCTCAATTTCTTAGTTAGACTAGGAGTACCTTCTTTAGAATATGTAAGTGCTTTTGCATCATATCCCTCTGGTACAAATTCCCCCGCATTATTATTAAAAATAACTTTTAATACAGGTTCTTGACCAAATAAAGTATCAATACCTCTAAAATAATATCCTTCATAAGTTTCATAAAAAAGAAATCCTGCACTCTTTCCAAGTTTAGATCCTGAATTTCCTCCAGCACCTTGAGGAACAGCATCCTTTGATATACGATTTATTACAAAAAATGGTTTATTCTTTGCAAAACAATAATTTAAATTATTCGCAGTCTCATCTATATGGAGTTTTTTCTTTGAATTAAGATACTCCTTATCCTTTAAAATCCTCTTTACATGCTCAGATATTTTTCCATCTTTTCTTATTTCAACTCCACTATAATTATTCTTAACTGCCTCAGTAGTAATCAAAACTAAATTAGTAACAGTCTTTGTAGCATCATCCCCAATATTAGTAATTTTTTCAACTTTAAAAGCATTATTTCTGGTATTACTAAAATCTAAAATCTGACCACCATTATCTTTAATTTTTACTTGAACATTACATTCATTTTCAACAGGTAAACCATCTACAACAGTCTTATTATCCATACCACCACCAGTATCTGCAAAGGTAAGATCTACTACAACATGATCTTGCAGTAAACTCTCATAATATTTTAAATTAACAACACCACTTGCAACATTAGCAGTCTTACTAGTATTTCTACCTCTTCTATTTGTTTTACCACCATTAGCACTAATAACTACCTTCTCAATAAAGGCTGCAGCAGATCTTTTCTTTGCATCTTTCTGCATCTGCTGAGTTTTCTTTCTTCTTGCTGCTGTTGCTGCTCCTGCCATTAGTAATTTCCTCCTACTTCTATTTAACCTGCATTTTTATACTGTAACGCAGCAGACTCACTAAGAGAACTATCACCACCACTAGTAGAACCAATAGTAGCACCAACAGGTTGATTATCTCCTGTACCCACAGAAGATTCATCTCCAGAGTCCTCAACTATAACTTCACTGTCTGATCCACTCTCATAAGAAGTATTTCTACTAACACCAGTTATAATTTCACTATTATCTTTTTGTACTGATGAAATATTAATAGGTGTAGTACCAGTGCCAGTAGGAAGACCACCTGCCATGTGATTTGTAACTGCATCTCGATATCCTGGATCTTGTGGTTGATACGTTCTGTCTCCTATGGTAATTGGATATCCAGTTCCACCATATTTGTCTTTTAACATCATTGCATTAAATCTTGCATTTCTATTATCCCTTCTAGCGTTTCCTGTATCGGTTGACCTTAACTTCAGTTCTTCTTCACCAACATCTGTTGTATCAGTTTTTCCAGAAAGCAAGGAAGCATCACCCAACCCACCACCTACTCTTGAAATTGCTTCTTTCTGCTCCTCTGATAATTTAACACCTTCTACCAATTTCTCAATACTTCCCTGACTGGTATTAATACTACCACCATCTCCAAATAACTTCTCCCACTGACCACTACCTTTTTCTCCTGCCATCTTAGGTACACCTAATTTATCAGCAAGTGCATCACCTAAAAATTGACCAATACCATCATTACCAAGTGCAGCACCAGCAGCTGCATCTGCTGCCATATATGCTCCTACAAGTGCTGCAGAAAGAAGTAAGCTACTACCAGCACTAAAAGGAGCAGCAATACCTGTTAATGCCAACAATCCATAAAATCCTGCGTCAACACCAATAGCACCTACAGTTCTAAGAAGAGCACGAACCCAATGTTTTCCTGATAACAAATCTGTAAGAAAAACAATAGCATCTCCAATAAAAGGAGCATATTTAAGTACCTTTCTTGAAAGAGGATTATCTAATAATCCACCCAATCCTCTAGCAGCTCTACCAATAACACTATCTTCTTTAGACAACCTCTTTAATATCTCTCCAGGGTCAAATTTCTTCAACTGCTCATCAATTCTTCCTATTGTATTTCTATAAAGAGAATCTCCAAAATCAGTAACCCTTCTCATTCCACCTTGGAATCCTTCACTAATTCTTCTACTTTGGTCTCCTACAAATTCTTGAGCACCTCTAAGTCTATTACCTATACTATCAAAAAATCCAGTCCCTCTTGGTTTTGCACCTGTTGCATCAGGAGTAAACCTCTTCTTTATGTTATCAAAAAGATTAGGTTGTCTAGGTTGATCTACAGTTCTAGGCTTTGGAACTTGATCTGCAGGAATATCTTTTCCATATGTTCGTCTATATCTTTCATTAACCCTATTCTTATATTCAGGATCACTAAATCTTCTCCTTCTTCCTTCTTCTATTTCTAAATTTCTCGATCTACTTCTATTTCTATTTCTTCGCTGACTATCATCTCCCGCATGAAATTCATTAGAAAAAGCAATCATGGCCAATGAAAGAGCCATGGTAAGATTTAGAACTTGATTTAGAACTCCAGATAATTCATCAAACTTTTTAACTCCATCTTGTCCAAATACTGTTCCTACTGCACCTCGTGTCCATTCATATGCCTTGTATCCCCAATCAACAAGAGTTATTAAAGATTTGAGAATTAATTCCCCCGTCTTCATTATAAAACTAGCAATAGCTGCCAATGGTTTTAAAAGTTTAACTAATTCAGGTAAAAATTTTAATAACCTTACTGCTGCCCAACCAAAAAGAACAGTAAAAATAAAATTCTTAATTGAATCTAACCAACTAAATGCTGGTAATTTTATTTTTAATTTCTTTGCATCTTTATCATCTTGTTTAGGTTGTTCTACTTCCTCCTCTTTCTTTGCTCTCTTATTTTTTTCATCTATCTTTCTTTGATCATTAATATTTTTCTTTTCTGCAGCAAGAGTTCCTTTTAATATATCTGATGCTTTAACTATTTTAGTTTTAATAACTAAAAGTTTTCCACCAACAGTTTTCTTAGAAGACTCTTTAGGTTTAATAACAGACGCTAAATCTCCTCCCTTCTTTGCAGGTGGTAATGCTAAGAACTTTTGGGTATCTACTGCCATAGTACTATACTGTTATCCCCAATGTCTCTATTTTAAGTTTGGAAATATATTTCTCTGCATCAAAACTAGGAACTTCAGACCCACCTTTTCCAGTAGTTTGACTATTTTGACGCATCTTATTTATCTTCTGAGTAGTAACTAAAGGACTCTTTTTAACTGGTGGATTGACAGTTTTTACCTTTGTTGTTTTTGGTGCTAATCTCATTTTTGCACCAGATCTACCACCTAGTCTTACCTGACCACCACCTGCAAATCCAGGAATTGGAACTAGTCCACCACCATTAAATTGTGGAACAAGTTGTGGTTGTGGAACAAGACCACCACCATTAAATCCTTCCAACCATCTGTTAGTATCTGATAATCCAGATTCTCTATCTTGTTTTCTCGCTAATTCTCGTTTCTTTTCTGTTGCTCTCGCAGCATCACTCCTATTGAGAAGTCGTGTATATTGTTGGGCATCCATACCAACTGTTGAATTTATAACATCCTCTATTGTCTTATCTTCAAATCCCTTGACTGCGTTTATTCTTCTCATCAGATCTTCCTGATGTTCCATTATATCAGGAAGTCCTACACTAGCAATATCCTCTGTAAGAATTGTTTCACCTTCTAGAGTGCCTCCTTCATCAGTGGTTCTGAATTTATCAATTGACTGCATACTCATTCCTGGCAAACCTCTACCAAGATCTTTTTCTTTAAATGAATCAAAGTCACGATTAAAGAATTTATCTAGCATTCCTCGTTTTTCTGTCCTATCAGTTGTTTTACTACTGTAAACTTCAGATGAGGAAACTAGCATATCTGGATTTATTTGCCCAAACCGATATCCCATAGTGCCAAAATGAGATCTATCAGCTGCCTTTCCACCTTCATTATATCCACCCCTTATTGTTGGTCTATTGGTTCCACCTCCAGCAGCATTCATAGCAGCAAGAGTATTTGCACCATACTTCTGAACTGCTCCTTTAGACATAACAAACTCACCAGCAGTTAATTTTGCAGGAACTTGATCTACACCACCTGGACCTGATACAAAACCACCTGTAGCAAAGTTTTGAGTTTCTTCACTATCACCTGAGAAATCCCCCGATAATCCTTTTTCTAGGAGCATTCCTCCACCAATCAAAGCTGTATTTTTTATAAGTGGAGCAAATTTTCCCCCACCAGGAATCATATTAAGAACTTTTCCTATCTTTAACTTACCAATTGCTGCTATTAATTGAGGAACAATCTGTGATACAAATCTAATAGTAAATTTAACAAACATAGCAGTCAATTTGACTGCCATTCTTCCAAAAGCGTTTCCAAATAACAAATATGCAGCCAACATAGTTGGCCACCAATCCTTAAAGAATTTAGCAATACTTTCAATTTTACTTTGATTCTTCTTATCACCCATCCATTTTATAATCTTAACTAAAACACTCCCTATTAAAATTTTAGATATAAATCCCCATACCTTATCCCATAAACTTCTAAAGGGTTTAACTATTTTACTAGCAGTAGTTTTTAATGCTTTCCATCTTTCTAAGTTCTTTTCTTTCTTTGCTCTCTTTTCTTGTTCTGCCTTCTTTTTTGCTGCCTTTACCTTATCCTCATCTAATTCACCTTCTTCCTTTAAACTCTCTAATATATCATCAAGTTTATCCTCAATATCTCCTAAATTATCATCTGTTTCTTCAGGAGATTGACCCACTCCACCCTTATATAATGAAAGAGCACTCTTCTCTGCAAGTTGTATTGAACTGCCTTTCTTTATATCAGCAGCAGTCATTGTTGTCTTTTTCTCTTTAAAGTCTTCTTTATATACAGACTTCTCTGATCTAATTCTCTTCCTCTCCATGACAAGAAGACCCATCTCTGCTGAAGACAGTGATCCTTTTCCTATTTGTATTGCTTCTCTTAACTCATTATGATATTCTTCATAATCCAAATCATCAACGTCATCTACTTTATATCCAAAGGCAGTACTAAGAGCAGATAGAACCTTTGGATCTATCTTCTCCTTAACTTTTCCTTTTTCAAACTTAGTAGCTGGCATTCGCTCTTTGTTGCTTTTGCTTTAACTCTTCCTCTTCAAGGTGTGCTTGAAGGAGACCAACATAGACATCTCGTTCCCAAGGTATCATATTCTCAATCTCTGTTAGGCTATATTTATGGTACTGCATCAAAGAAAAATTCAACCTAAAGTAAGACTCTAGGTTCATATGAATCATGCCTACCCGAAAAAAGACGCTAGGCCCTCCAGTACCACGTCACTTTCAACATCTGTTGCTGGATTTTTAACCTTAACTGTATGAGATAGTTTAGGCATAGTCTCAAAGAACTTCTCTATATCTTTGAATTGTGTGGAATTCATTGAGTCAAGAAACTCCTTCACTTCTTTCTTAGTACAATCTGCAGTTGACCATACTTCCTCTTCAGTATAGATTTTACCAATACAAGAAGCAATCAAATCAAATGATTGATCCAATGCATTCTTTTTATCAAAATCAAAGTTATTCTTAATAAACTCATCGAGTGAAGGATACTTCATCTCCATCATCACATTATCATCAATCTTGATTTTATTGGTATGATCTTCATTCTTTTGAACTTGAATATCATCCAAATTAATAGTCACAGGAACTTGTGTTTCACCATCATCAGGACAGTAAACATTCACTTCAAGTTCTTCTCCAACAGATTTACCTCTAATATTAAGGAATAAAAATTCAATATCAAATGTAGGAAGTGCTTCTACTTTGATTCCTTTTGTAAGGAGACATCCCCTAATAACGGCTTTAATAGCATTAGTAATCTGTTTATTATCTTCACTCTCAAGTGCAATAACAAGTAATTTCTCTTCCTTAACTAAGAAAGGTCTATATTTAATTGTTTGCCCAGTTGAGGGAAGTTCCAACTCATATGTCGGTGTCGCAATTTTTGGTAAAGGCATAATATCCTATAGATTATTTCAGTATGTTTATTTAGTGGAGATTTTTAAGTAAGAATCCTCGTTGCTGCTCCAGCAAGATCCCCTAAGAGTCTGTTACCAGTAACAGTGGTCACAGCAGCATCAGCCACATTTCCTAAGAGTCCAGCAAGTCCACCACTATTATACTGTGACTGTTGGAATGGATTATTCGATCCCAAATTACCTGCTGGAGTAGCAGGATGAACAATATATCTAATATAACTGAATGATACATTACACTTTAAAAGTGAAGATCCATCATAAGAAATAGGCATAGAAGATATTGCAAGAGGAAAACTCCTTATAAACTCATATTCTAGCATACCATTATAATCTTTTTCAAATTTTCTAACTTTCAATCCTGTACCAGCAATATATTCATCAGGATATTGCATTCTATAAAAATAATTTCCTTGCTTCAATTGAGTTGGATTATCTCCTGGAGAAATATTTCTTCCATTAGTAATAAATTCTATCCAACTCTCAAAAAATCTTATGGGAATATAATTTCCTGCATCGACATAAAAACTTAAATCAATCCGATCATCAAATACTCTTCTATGTACATGTTTCTCAGTCACACCTGTAAAATCATTATTAATATCCATCGTTGCAAGATTAGATCCAGGAAGAGAAGCAGAATCGCACATCAATTGCAATTTATCTTGATTTGCTCCTAGTTTATATCCAAACTTAGAAGCATGTTGCAAAGGAATTTCAACCTCAAAATGAGACGTGGTAGCAGGTCTCAGAAGATTAGACTTAATATCTGCTACCGATCT